AGAAAAGAATGAAGAACCAGAAACAAAACCTAAACAAGATATGGTAAGTAAATCAAATAAAGAAAAAATGGAAACCATTCCTGAAGTAAGTACAATAAAAAGTATTCAAGATATTATAGATTCTATACCCTCAGAAATGGAAACAACACCTGTCGTAGAAGAAACAGCTCCAGTGGTATCAGTATCTGAACCTCTTGTAGAAGAAACAGCTCCAGCGGTGGTAGCAGTTACAAAGAAGAAACGTGGGCGTCCCAAAGGAAGCAAAAATAAAACACAAAAAAATGTAAAACAACAAGGTAGTATTATAGAAAAGAATGAAGAACCAGAAATAAAACCTGAACAAGATGTGGTAAGTAAATCAAATAAAGAAAAAATGGTAGAAAATAGTATAGATACAAACACCGAGAAAGATAAAATGAAAACCAAGAAGCCTAAATTGACAATGAAAGAAGGAGATGTAGTTAAGATGATGGAGGAATTTAAAACAAAAGGTATTTCTGTATTAGAATCATTAAGTAAAACAGAATTAGAACAAATCGTTTTGGTTGCAAATAAACAATTTCATTCGTATGTAGAACAAAAAGGAGAACCAACACTTACTGATAATGAATATGATATAATAAAGGAGTATATTGAACAAAAATACAGCGATGCATTTGTATTAAATGAGATTGGTGCTGAATTTGAAAAAAATAAAGTAAAACTCCCTGTAAATATGCCATCAATGGATAAAATAAAACCAACTACAAATGCGTTAACAACGTGGGTGGAAAAATATAAAGGTCCATATGTATTGTCTTGTAAATTGGATGGGGTAAGCGGATTATATTATAGTAAAGATGGACAGCGAAAATTATATACTCGTGGAAATGGAAGCGTAGGTCAAGACGTATCACATTTATTAAAGTACGTAAATGGTATTCCTGATATTCAAAATGTAATTGTTCGTGGCGAATTTATTATTTCCAAGAAGATATTTGACGACAAATACAGTAAGCAGTTTTCAAATGCCCGAAATTTGGTTGCCGGGATTGTGAATAGTAAAAAAGTGGATAAAAAAGCGAAAGATGTAGATTTTATTAGTTATGAAATGATAGAACCCGAATTAAAACCAAGTGACCAAATGAAAACAATGCGCGAAAATGGGTTTAATGTAGTAAAGAATGAAGTAACATCTACATTATCAAATAATATGCTATCTGATATACTAACAGATTGGAGAACAAATTACGAGTATATAATTGATGGAATAATTGTAAGTGATGACAATATTTATAAACGTACAAATAAAAATCCTGACCATTCATTTGCGTTCAAAATGGTAATGTCTGACCAAGTAGTAGAAGCAAAAGTAGTGGATGTTATATGGAATGCCAGTAAAAGTGGTTATTTAAAACCACGTGTAAGGATTGAACCTGTTCATGTGGGTGGTGTAAAGATAGAATATGCAACTGGATTTAATGGAAATTTCATTGAAGAAAATAAAATAGGTGTGGGTGCGATCATACAAATTGTCCGCAGTGGTGATGTAATCCCACATATTAAGAGTGTTACTACACCCGCCGAAAGACCAAAGATGCCGGATATACCATACAAATGGACAGATACACACGTAGATATTATTTTGGAAAATAAGGAGGACGATGTAAATGTATTGGAGAAAAATATTACGTCATTTTTCACTTCATTGGAAGTAGATGGTTTATCTCAAGGAAATGTGAAACGTATAATGAATGCGGGATATAATAGTATATGTAAGATCCTGGATATGGAAGAAAAGGATTTCCTCAATGTAGATGGTTTCAAAGATAAAATGGCGAAGAAAATATACGAAAGTATTCGTGATAAGATGAAAAATGCAACATTGATACAAATAATGGCTGCTTCTAATAAGTTTGGACGAGGTATTGGAGAACGTAAAATTACGCCTATAATGAATGCATTCCCAAAAATATTGGAAATGTCGGAATCAGATGAAGACAAAATTAAGATGTTAATGAGTGTAAAGGGTATTGGAAAGGAAAATGCCAAATCATTTGTTGAAAATATTCCAGTATTTTTAGAATTTATGAAGCAATGTAAAATAACACAAAAACAATACGCAGTGCCAATGAATGCATCCGAAAATAAAGAATTATCAAATATAAACAAAGATCATCCATTGTACGATAAGAAGATAGTGATGACGAAAGTTCGCGATAAAGAAATTATTGATAAGTTATCCACGTTTGGTGCGTACCTTGAAAATAATGTGAATAAGAATACATTTGCGTTGATTGTAAAATCAAAAGATGATGTTTCAAATAAGACGAAGAAGGCAAATGAGTTAGGTGTACCAATATTTACCCCCGAAGAATTTATCGAGAAATACTTGACAACGAAATGAAGTATATGAATATAATGATGAATATATACACATTATTTGTTGATTATTGACATATTTGTCATAGGAATATGTCAACAAAAGCATAAAAGCAAAAAGAAAATGCAAAATTACATAACTTAAGCAAATGATGGAATAGTGTCAATATTTACAATAGTATCATCATCGCAAATAGGTTCGCTTGAAATGAATTTTTTGAACGCACTACGTTGAAGTTGTTTTTCTGGTGTATGATTATGAACAATACGAGCAATCATTTTGTATAGTTTGAAATTTGGATACCGTTCATCGCCGTTTTTCTTATATAAAACATTCTTTCCATTATCATCACAACACCACTGATAAATGATACGTTGGAATTCGTCAAAGGAATGAATACTTGCTTCGTCGTCAATAATAAAATCATAAATGGAACAACCGAGACGACAAAGGTCAAAACTGTAGTTAGGTTCAATACGTTTTTTTGTATTATCGTAAAAGGGACCAAAATTATATTGCGTATTTGCGTCACCATCTTTTTTGAAACTATCACTACAGTATGTAGTTCCATTATAAGTGACAATAGAACGTCCAAAATCAATTAACTTGAATATTTTTCCATATGTTGGAACAGTATAATGTATGCCTTTGTAGATATAATGTATATGTGTAATGGATGTTTCTTCATACATGATATTATTTGTATGTAAATCGTTATGTGTAAAATGAAAAGCTTTTTGTAATGTTAGCAAAATCATAATAATTTGGAACAATGCAGCAATATAGAATTCAGTATCCATATGTTCATCACTATTTAACAAACTATCAAACGTATCTTTACATTTGGAAAGAGCAATCATAATAACTGGGAAATTGTTAATATAAGCATAGAGAGGCTCTTCTTCTACACTGCTGTCATCATCACTAATTTCGTTTGATGATGCATTACTATTTTCATCTACTTCATTTTCAGATATACTATTAGAATCTTCGGTATTATTTTCTTCACTATTGTCACTATCATTTGTGTCACTTATACTACTATTGTCACTATCATTTGTGTCATTGTCGTTATTATTTTCAATAAATGTGTGTTCTTTCAAGTTGTCGGTGGTCAGTTCAAGTACTTCAGGTTCGCAAAATGATTTAATATTAATATCATTGGTATCAATATCATTAACATTATTATCTTCAGAAGGTACAATAATTTCATCAAAATCGTTTAATGATACATCATCACTAATAGATAATGCCTTTTTGTATTTCAATGTTGTATTTGTTGCTTCATTATGTAAAAGACCTTTTGAAAAAATATTTGTATGAAATAGGGAACCTATATGTTCTTGGAAAAATTCTTGTTCTTGTAAGAAATCAATATCATCCGCAATATTCATTCTAAACTGTTTTTGAATACCAGTAATGGAACCATAATAATTGACGCCGTGTTTGAAATGATACTTTTCATTCAACATATTAATTAAAGCACACGTGAAATTATCAACATAAGACGCATTGTGTATTGTTTGTAATTTTTCGTGGTAGTTATTGTTGTTATTTTCATCGTTTCCGTTGTCTTGATTAATATGGTAATATGGTTTAACAATTTTTGTAATATGTTTGTCATACTTGTATTTACCAATCATATAATGACACGGGTCTAAAAGTGGTGCATATTTAAAGAAAATATCTTTTTGGATTATTGAACCACTGTTATCAACAATAGATGTATTGGTGCATATATGATAACGATGATTAAACTGAATATTTTGACAAGAAACATCAGTGGTGGTAACACCTAAACTTAAATCGCAGGGGTTAGTAGGAGTCATAAAGTTTACATAAATTGGATTGAAATAGGTAATGTTGGATATGTCATATGGAAAATAATCTAATTCATCACACTCCCATTCTTGTAGTTGAGGACTATGATTTATAATTGTTATGTTCATTAATTTTAGCTAAAGTTCTAATAATGTATTCAAATGTAAAAATTTTGAAGATTAAACTTATAATCCAAGTGCGTTAATATATAGTTTAGATAATGTTATCATAGTATAAATACCATGACACTTGAACTTAAAAAATTTGATATGCGACATATAACATTCAAACCGGATGAGAATAAAGGTCCTGTGGTTGTATTAATAGGAAGACGCGATACAGGTAAATCTTTCTTGGTTCGCGATTTATTGTATTATCATCAAGATATTCCCATAGGAACAGTAATATCCGGAACAGAAGCGGGAAACGGTTTCTATGGTAAGCATGTACCAAAATTATTTATTCATGAAGAATATAAATCGGTGTTGATTGAGAACATATTACGACGCCAGAAGGCGGTTCTCAAACAAGTAAAGAAAGAAGTAGATACATATGGGAAAACAAAAATAGACCCTCGTGCTTTTGCAATATTAGATGATTGTTTGTATGACCAATCTTGGACACGTGATAAACTAATGCGATTATTATTTATGAATGGAAGGCATTGGAAAATTATGTTAATTATTACAATGCA